CCGAAACCAAACCCTGCTTAGTAAACCATGGCCATTGATTATAGTCCTCAAGGACGGCGGGTATCCCTAGGCGGCACCGAATCCCGTGGGTTCAATCCAGTCCAAGCCGTCGACAATTCCGACAAGATACTACGGCAGGGCCAAATGGCTCTTGAGAGCTTTGCCAGAGCCCAGGAATACAACTTGGCCAACCCAGACAAAAACCTGGAAGCCTTGGCTGGGTTGTCCAAGACGCTCACCGAGTTCATGGTTGACCGCCAAAAAGGCATCAACGAGAACGACCGAAAGCTCAACCTGGCTGCCGTTCTCAATGGAGACCTACAGCCTAGACCCGAATCTCTTCAGACATACCGGGAAAACACCGCCCAGCTCCGCACCGCAGCCATTGGGGAACAACGCGCCCTTAACAATCTCGAAACCACACGACCTGATCTGGCCGTCGAGATTCGGTCTAACGATCCGGTGGTCGGTAGCTGGGCGGCTTATGGGCGGGCACAAGGAACTGCCCTGAAAGCAGCTGCTAACGCCGAAATGCTCCTTGAGCTGGCGATGGGGTCCACCATCAAGAACATCCCGATCATAAACCCTGATGGCAGCGTCAGGAAGATGATTGCACCCTCTGAAGCAAACTCTATAGCAGAATTGAATGCTGTCTGGTCCGTGGTCCTTCAAGGGTTCATTAGAGCCAGTGACCTTGATGGTCCCAACGGCACGCTCAATCCCCTACTCTTGGCGGAGCACGTCACGCCCAAGATCATGGAGGTGAAAAGCGCTATCTTCTCCAGGGAGATCAGGCGCATCGCCAAGGCCCAGCAGGACACGGCCGTGGAAGAAACCACCAACCGATTCACGGCTCGGATTGCTGGGTTGGCTCCTGACGACACCGTTGCCGTAAACGAAGCCTTTCAGGAGGGAGCAAGGGAGCAGTCGGTTCACCTGGGAAGCCTATCCAAGGGGAACCAGGCCATGGTAGAGGCCTTCTCCTACCAGGCCATCCGAAGCGGACGAACCACCCTCCTGGACACCCTGGAAAACGTGGTTCTCAACCCCGACGACCCCAACAAGGTTACCGTCGGAATGCGTCCTGAGCTCGGCTCCATAATCACCGCTGCCCGCACCAAGATCACCGACAACCTCAGGGCTGCCCAGGCCGAGGAGGAGATCCAAAGCAAGGCCGCCGTCGAGGAACTCGTGACCCAGGCCGAGGCTGCCCTTTCCAAGGCACCTCCTGCCGATCAGCCCACGATCCTCGAGCAAGCCATCCAGGCTCTCACCGTGATCGGCTCCGTCGAAGCCACTGCCGCAGCCACTAAACTACGGACCCGTGGAATCACCGCCAACCAGGAGAACGACGAGGCCATCCTCCGTGACATGAGGGCCGGCAACGCCCAAGGTTACACGTTGGCTCGCTTCGAGGCTGCCTATGCCCGGGGAGAGATCTCCAGTGGCACCTTTGCCCAACTCAAGGGCATGTTCCCCCAAGATACCGTGGGACCCCAGGTGGAGGCCTACCAGCCTGAGCTGAAGGCTGCGGCGTCTGCAGCCCTGAAGGCTCAGTTCACCGCCATCAACCTCGACGCCAATGGTGCTGCAGCCCTCGACGGCATGATGCAGTCCCGAGGCAACCAGATGGCTGCGGAGATTGGCTACGAGCTGCGTCAGGCATTCGCCGCCAACCCCAACCTCTCCGGCTCCGAGGTCCGTGAGTTCGTCCGCAAGAGGATCACGGACAAAGTCGCCAACGATCCCCGCTACAAGGTGATCCAGGAAACAGGCAAAGGCCTCCAGGGGGTTCGCTTCGGGTCGAATGCCCTCGGCCCTGGGTCCATCACCGTCACCCCCGGTAGTCCTACCAGCCGCCTCTCTAAGGCCGACTGGTCGGAACTCGAACCTCTCAAGGTTCCCGCCGGAGTGGCCCGTGCAAACGACACCTTCCTGGTTCAAGCCAAAGAGGCCGAGGCTGCCATCAAGGCCGGCAAGAACGTCAGTAAGGAGATCCAGGGGCTGGCCAAATTGGCTGGGGTCCCGGTCGACACCTTTGTCCAGACGCAGATGGGACTTCCAGTGACCAAGAGGGCGCCAGCCTTCCGCTATGAGGACACCCTCCGCAACCCCCGCTCCACGGCCGCCCAGCGGCTGGGGGCCCAGTACCAGCAGCGGTATATCGAGAACCTCGTCCGCCAGAGCCGCCCACAAGCCTCTGCAGGCGTCGGAACCCCGTTTGCAGGCTCTCCTGCCTTCCGGGCATTTCTCGACGCCACAGGAGGGGCTGAGGCCACCCTGGGAGGCTACGACGCAGCCAACCGTGGGACAGCTGGAGGCCAGCCCATCAAGGGCCTCTCCAACATGACCATCGCCCAGGTGATGCAGTTGCAGACCCAGGGCGTCTTTGCGGTGGGCCGCTACCAGTTAATCCCCAGCACCCTCACAGGGGCCGTGGCTCGAGAGGGCCTGGATCCCAACACCACCAAGTTCGACCCTGCCACCCAGGACCGACTGGCCCTGAACCTCCTCAAGAACCGTAAGGCCGCCTGGGACTACATCACCGGCAAGTCCAGCGACCTGGCTGCCGCCCAGGATGCCATATCCTTCGAGTGGGCCGTCTTCAAGGACTCCCGTGGAGGCAGCCCTCTCGCCGGGGTGGGTGGCAACCGGCCCAGCCTGGACTCCGCTCGTCACCTCCGGGAGATGCGGGCATCCTACCAGCGGCAGGGCACCCGAGCCTTGGGCCAGTCCCAGGGCAACCTCACCCGCGCCAATGTCCTCTCGATCAACCGCGAGGAGCCTGGGAAGGACCGCTTCCAGCCGGGTGTGGACATCTTCTTCAAGGACCAGCAATTCCCCTCCCTCGTGGATGGCATCGTCAAGGACGTCAGCTTCGAGCGGGGTTACGGCAACTACGTCGTGATCGAGACCACCGATCCTACCACAGGAGAGAAGTACGACGTTCTCAAGTCCCACTTCGCCAAGATCTACGTCAAGAAGGGCGACCGCGTCCGCGTAGGTAGCCTAGTGGGCAAACAGGGATCCACCGGCCGCACCTCCGCTGGGGGCATCGCCTCGATCGACTACCTCCAACTGGCCCCTGCGGGGTCTGGCTCCCGGACGCCCTACCGTCGCTGGCGTGAAGAGCGCGAGCGTACCCTCTCCCTCATCAAATAGCCCCGCCAAGTCTATCCTGGCCAGGCACCCCCTCCGATACCCTGTGGCTGAGGCTGCAGGGTGGAGGGTTTTCTTTTACCACCGAAGGTTCATTCCTCATGCCTCAGGATTTCTTCGATCAACCGCCACAGCCCCCGCTGAAGCAGGCGGAATCCACCGCTGCATTCAATGCCCGCGAGAAAAAGCGCAAGGCCGAAGAGGAGAAGAGGCGAAAGGAGGCAGCCGAGGCCAAGCGCAAGAAAGCCCTCGCCCCAAAGCCCACGCGCCCCAGCACCACCAAACTGACTCCTAAGCCGGCCACCAAGCCGGCCCCCGAAGAGGCTGCAGGCCTCGACTGGAACCGCCCTGGATTTGGTATCCCTGCCACCATCCGGCAAGCCGTCAAACCTGGACCCATTAAGCCCTACAAACCTCCCACAAACCTGTTGGAGGCCATCGAGCAAGATCTGGGGGCCATCAACGAGCTTGCGAAGACAGGCGTTCGCATCTTGGATCGTGGCGTCACCGGTCTGGTGGAAGGTGTTGCTGAGACCGTAGGCACAATCGGGCTTACGGCCGTCTCCGGCGCTCAAAAACTTGGCATCACCCCCTTGGGCAAGCTGCCCGAAAAGTACGATCCACTATCCTCTGAGTTCGAGGAGCTCCGGATCAACAGTCCGAAGTCGGGCTATGGCTCAGAAGCCGAAAAGGTGGTGGGAGACCTCATCCCATTCGCTCTGGGCACCATGAGTATTGCTCGGATGCTTCCAAAAACCGGCCTCGCTGCTGCAGCCGCCTCCAAAGGCAAAAAGATCGGCGCCCTCGGCGCAGCCGCCACTGGCCTCCCTGCTGGCGCCATAGCCGACTTCCTTCTCACCAAGAAGGGCGACGGCAACCTCGCCAACATGGTCGATCAACTCCCCTTTGGCTCCCAGGAGTTCAAGGATTCCCTGAAAATGGGTCTGGCTGAAAATGACTCCGACAATGCCTGGTCCGCTCGAGCCAAGGGCAGCACTATCGGCGGTATCGTAGGCGGCACCGCTGATGCCCTTTCCTTCCTGCTGCTTTCCCGAAAGGCCACCCAGGGCCTGATCAGGACTGGCATGGCCCCCGAGGAGGCCATCCAACGTGGCGTGGCTGAGGGTTCAATGGGCCTGCAGGCCATCCGCAAGGCACGGGCAGCCCGGGGCGACAAGGAGTGGTCCAAAGCCACCGAGGCTCGCTTCACCGAGCTCGAGACCCAACGCATTCAGACCGAGAACCAGATCGAGGTCCTTAAAGCCAGGATTGCCGCCAACCCCAAAAACCAGAAGCAACTGAAGCTGCCCCTCAAGGCCGTCACTTATCCCCCGCTCACGCCTGAACTTAAGGCCGAATTGGCCAACCTGGAACCCTACACTCCCGAGGGAAGGCTCGCAGAGGCACAGGCCAATCTACAGGCAGCCGCAGATGCTGATCCATATTGGACCCCTGAGTACGAGGAAGCCCGAAAGGCGGTCGACGCAGTTACCAAGGAGATCAGCGGCCTACCTCCTGAGCAGCTGGAGATCCCACTGGTCGAGCAAGCTGATACGGCACGGGCCAAGTTCGACCCTTATGCCGAGGAGGGAACCCCCTCTCCCACCCTCAGCAAGGACCTCGATCAGGACGATCTGGACCTCAAAGATCTCCAGGATCGCCTGAAGGCCATCGACCAGGAAGTGGACCAGCTGGAGGCTGATCTGGCCACCCCTCCGGAGATGCTCGAAGATGCCGACAAGATCGGCTTCGAGGATGCAGCTGATCCAGGTCAAGCAGTGGCTACAGCCGTCCGGAGTCAGACAACGATACCCAAGGTTGCCCGCCGAACGGATGTGCCTACAGGCATGTTCAAAGGCGATACGCCTCCCGTCACTCAAGGTAGGATGCCCAGGGTACATACGGACGCTTCCTACAAGATCATGTCCACCGGCCTCGACAACGCCGACGAGGTCCTGAATACGATCAAGAAAACCGACAAGATGCTGGACGTGGACGCCATCGCCAAGGCGGCTGGTATTCCCACGACCAAGCTGCTTAAATCTACCGGGGAGTTTCTTCGGAACTTCCGGCCAGTTCAAAACGACCTCGACATCGACGTTCCTGAGTTTCTGGAGATCCTCCGTAAGAACAACATCCTCACAATCCGGCCCCAATCGGACCTGGAGGATGCCATGGAGATCTTCACCCCCAAGGGAAACGTCGCCTACTACAACCTCGTCACCGACACGGCCCAGCAACTGAATGACCTCGCTCGTCAGTTCAAGGCCCGCGACATCGATCAGGCTTCCTTTGGGAACCTCACCGATCGCATCACAGATCGCATCATCGCTCTGCACGAGCTGCACAAGGCCTCAGCCCATACCCAGGGTGCGGGTCTGGCTTACTTCAAGCTGCGGGTCCTCCAGGATGGCCCAGAAACCGCAGTCGAGGCCACCAAGAAGAAGCTGGCTGCAATTTCTGCCAGCGCTATCGAGCAAAAGCAGCGGGCCAAAGCTCGCGCCGAATCCCGACAGCTCAGGGAATGGGCTAGAGACCTCCAAAGGGCCGCCCGCAACGGTTCCGATCCTGAAAAACTGGACAAGTTCCGGCAGATGGTTGACGCCCTGCTCCTCTCCAATGGGGATCCCCTGGTGCAGGTCAACATCACTCGGTCGATCTGGAAGGGGATCTGGGACGAATCCATCATCAACTGGTACAACTCTATGTTGTCCGGTGTGGCTACTCCCATCCGCAACATTGTTGGTGGCTTGAGTAACACCATCGAGGCTCCCACCTCGGTGCTGATGAACGGCTTCCGCACCAACAACCCCGCTACCAAGTACGCCGCCATCTCGGCATGGCACGGCATCGTAGATTCCCTCGGAGATGCCTGGACCGTCGCCCGTCGATCGGCCCAGACTAACTTCGATCTACATTCCAAGCCGGAATACATGGTGGAGTTTGCCCGAAAGGAAGCGGACCTCGCCACCCTCCGTGCAGCCGTCAAGCCAGGCAGCTCCGACGATCGTCTCCTGGGCTTTCTGGAGGCCATCAACGCATGGAACAAGTCGTGGGCTGGCAGCTACCCCCAACGCCTCCTGCTGGCCGGCGACGACTTCTTCAAGGTCGTCACAAGCCGGCTCAAGATCTCCATGGATGCGGCCTATGAGACCTACAAGGCCACAGGCAAAGCCGACTCAGCGGACTTCCTGCGCCGCTACGAGGAGATGAAGGCCAAGAAGATTGATCCGGAGACCTACGGGATCAAGGATGAGGACCTGATGGACTATACCAGGATGATGACTTTCAACGCAGACCCTGGTGGGATTGCGACGGCTGTCAATCACCTCATCCAGGAGGCACCCATCATGCGGTTCGCCATGCCGTTTGTGAAGGTTCCCACCAACGTGATGATCTACTCGGCCGAGATGTCACCACTCACCAATAGGCTGAGCGCCAGATACAATGCCGTCATGTCCCTCAAGCAGGGCGACGAGGGGTTTGATCCAGTCCTCCGTGCCCAATACCAGGGCAGGCAGGCCATCAGCTCCATGGTGTTCGCATCGGCTGCAGCTATGGCCATCTCCGGCAACCTGACCGGCAACGGGCCACCGCCGGGACCGTTACGCGAGCTGTGGCTCAAGGAAGGTCACCGACCAAAGAGCATTCGACTTCCGGGTGTGGGCTGGATCAGCTATGAATCCATCGATCCGATCCAACTCTTCGCGGCAGCTGCGGCCGACGTGGTGATGCTGGGGCAGATGAACCACCTAGATGAAGCGGAGCGGCTGAGAGATCAGCTGATCTTCACCTTCGGCATGTCCATCGTCGACCGCTCGATGCTCCAGGGCGTCGTCGGTCTATCGGCGATCCTGGATCCCCGAGGGGCGTCGGGAGTCAACACGATCTGGAAATCTACCCTAGGAACCGCCAATGCGTTCATCCCCTTCGCAGGCGCCCGACGGAACCTTTCCAATACCTTTGAGCCCTACCGCCGGGAGTTTGACGGAGCCTTCCAGCAGATAATGGCTACTGCCTGGCCTGGCTTCTCCCAGCAGAATCCCCCGATGATCAACCCCCTCACGGGCTTGCCCGAGAGCAACGTCGGTGGAGGCCTCTGGAACGCCGCCACACCATTCCGAGTCCGCAACACCTCCTTCCCTGAAGGCAGCGTCGAGGAAAGGGCTCAGAAGGTCGCCAAGACCCTACTGGAGGCCAACTGGGATTCCAGCACCCTCAGCACCCAGGACTCCAGGGGCATCAAGCTGAAGGGCGAGCAGAGGTCAAGGTTCAACAAGGCGCTCGCCGATGTTGGCCTCCTGGAGAACCTAGAGAACCTCCTAGCCCAGCCGTGGTGGCAGGAACAGATGAAGATGCACAAAGCCGTGGAGCTCAGCACCGAGGCTTCCACAAGCCCCCACTTCAAAGCAATCTCCGACATCGTCACCACAACCAAGCGGCAAGCTCAAGCCATCCTGGACAACGACCCATCCCTCACTGGTGCCCAGCGAGTCCTCCAGGGGCAGAAGCGGGCAGCCGACTCCCGTGGAGATGTTGTCGAATCCAGGCGACTCCGTGAACTCCTCCAGATCAATCAACCCTGACCGCAATGGCAATTAACCCCTACGTCCCGGCCAGTGCAACTGGTAACGGGACCCAGGTGGACTTTACGTTCACCTTTCCATATCTAGCTACAACTCACATTAAGGCCTACCTTAATGGCATTCAGACTACAGCATTCACGTTTTTTAGCACCAACATACTGCGATTTACTACCGCCCCAGCCCTGGGAACCAGCATTTTGATTACTAGGGAAACTCCTGCAGATGCGCTTTCTACAGTAATTCAACCGGGAGGACCACTTCCGGTTGCTGGTATAAATAATAATTTTCTTCAAAACCTTTATTACAGCCAAGAAACTCAATATGATGCAGCTAATCAATCTACAGCTGGACTTCAAGCACAAATTACTGCAGCTACCAATACGGCCAACTCCGCTATTACCATCGCTAATAGTAGTGCTTCTTTTCTGGCAGACGGTACTGGGGCTGTAATTAGAAGCACTGCAAGTAAATTAAAAGACAGTGTCAATGTCAAAGATTATGGCGCAATAGGCAATGGAGTGTTTGACAATAGCCCAGCGTTTTTAGCCGCAGCAACGGCTGTAGGTTCCAATGGCACAGTTGTGGTGCCACCTGGTTCGTACCTTCTCAATGCCAACATTAGTGCTCCTAACGTACAATGGGAAATTTATGGTTTCCTGTTTGGGGCGGGTAAAATTGTTGGAAATCAAAGCCAAATATCTACTTACTTTCCCTCGCAGTACACCATACCTTCAGTTTTCGGATCATTCAAGGCATCCACACAAATAAATTGCACCGAAACTGCTCAACACATTGGCGATGCTCGTAGTAACTTTGCTGTCAAAAGGGAGGTTGCTGGATCTGGAGCGTTTGGTCCGGCCAATTCTGACAATGCTTTATTTGCGGAAGTAGCCAAAACTAATTGGCTCACTTCTTCAGAAGTTGGAGAAATTAACGGAATCTGGTCAGTTGTCAGGCAGGGGAAAAACTCTGATTCTGGTGGTGTCATGATCAGCACCCAAAAAGTAACAGGTGGTGATGGTGGCAGCGTATCGATTGAAGCAGCTGCCGAGTGGGTCAATAGCTCAGGGGTTCGTCAAACCGGCATTCAATCGCTTTTTGGATTCCTCGAAGGAGCCGGTGGATGGTCGAGTAACACGGGCTATGGAGTATATACCGAAGCCAGGGCTGGAAGCCCCTATTCAGCTTTTACCGCTCTTGGCTTTAATGATGGTGGAAGTAACTCCCCTGGTGCTTGGCAAAATCTACTAACACTCCACTCCGATCGGGTGTCAAACAGTGGGTCATTGGTTTTTAATATCGATGGTTTAGGACGAACTTACGCACCTAGTGGAACCGCACTGCTACCTTCTTATAGCTTTCAGTCTGACTCAAACACGGGACTATACCGACTCGAGACTGACGCATTTGGAGTAACTACTGCTGGTGTCGCTCGATGGTATTGGGGGGCAACTGGGCATTTTTTGCCTGCTACTGCTTCTGCATACAATTTAGGGGATGGTACAAATCGAATTGCTGCTGTATTTAGCAATACATACAGTCTTGGCTCAACTGGCCTAATTATAAGCTCTGGAACAGGAGCCCCAGGGTTTGCTGCACCTTCTGGTTCACTATATCTTCGCACAGACGGTGGCGCAGGTACTACGCTTTACGTCAGAGAAGGTGCCAGTTGGGCATCTAAATAATTTCTTTTGCTTTTTTATCGTGCTTACTTCGCTTTTTGCCGTAAAAGTTGCTGGCCTGGTTATCTCCACTGAGCAACTCATTTCTGTCGGTTGGTTCTCCTTTTTCTTCCTTTCGGAGTACCTCGCCAACAACCCCAAGATCAAGGCCAACTCGGTTTTTCAGCTGATCACTGGTTACCTCAAATCTACCCGTAAGGAAGACGACGCGATCAACGAGATCAAAAAGATCCTTCGGGGCGACGGACGCTGATGGCTGACATCCTCTGGAAAGTTTCCCAGTATTACAGCCAGATCGATTCAACCACAGGCCATGGCCAGCGGATGTGCCGCTCCAGTACCAACGCCATGGCCATCAAGTTCCTGAAACCTGAAGCACTGAAGGGATCCAACGCCGACGATGCCTACCTCAAGTCGGTGCTGAAGTACGGGGACACCACCGAGCCTGTGCCCCACGAGAAGGCCGCCCTGGAGTACGGGGTCAAACTTCGCAGCTTCACCAACGGCACCGTGGAGGACCTCCTAGGGGCCTTGAAGCTGGGTCCCGTAGGTGTGGGCTTCCTACACCACGGGCCCGTCTCAGCCCCTCGTGGAGGGGGCCACTGGGTCCTGCTGATAGGGGCCACCGAAACCCACGGCATTTTTCACGATCCCTATGGAGAACTGGATGTCGTGAACGGTGGATACGTCACGATCGGTTCCGGAGGCAAGGCCGTCAGCTACAGCTGGAAGAACTTCCTCCCCCGGTGGGCCAGTGCATCCATCGGACCTGGCTTCTACACCACCTACGAGCGTGCTCCGGCCCCCAAGACCGTCACTCCCCAGTCACCGCTGCCCCTTTCGGCTGCAACGGTTGCTCATGTGTGGGGCTGCCGGCCCGATCAGATCTCCGAGGCAGAACTGACGGAGCTCAACACGGGCATGGCCCGGTTTGGCATCGTTTCCAGGCCCAATGTGCGGCATTTCCTGGCCCAGATCTCCCACGAGAGTGGCGGAGGTCGCTGGTTCGAGGAACTGGCCTCGGGCGCAGCTTATGAAGGGCGCTCCGACCTCGGAAATGCCTTCCCAGGGGACGGCGTGAAGTTCAAAGGCGCTGGATACCTCCAACTGACCGGCCGATACAACTACAACCTCTTCTCCCAAGCCATCAAGGACCCCAAGGTGCTCGATCTGGGCTGCCCCTATGTTGCCAAGACCTACCCAGTCACCTCAGCAGCCTGGTGGTGGGCCGAAGTAGGCCATCTCATCGCCCATGTGGATGCTGGTCTGGGCATCAAAAGCGTCACCCTGGCTGTGAATGGAGGCTACAATGGCCTCAAGGACCGCGAGCAATACTACCGCAAGACCCTCGATGTGATCTAACACCATGGCCAAGGCCACCGAACGAGCTCTGAATGAGCTCCACGGGCTCGTAACCAACGAGCTCGCGGCTCGCGTACGCCTCAAAAGCGAATGCTCCACTGCCGACCTCAAGGCCGCCATCGACTGGTTGGTCAAAAACAACATCACCGGTGTTGCCACGAAGGGCAGCCCCCTGCATTCCCTCATGGAGGGCCTCACCGAGGCTGACCAAAAGTTCGTGGAGAGTCTCACCCAGTGAACGAGCAGATCCGGGGCGCCATCCTCACCGCCATTGCGGCCGTGATGGGGTGGCTTGCAGTGACCTCGGTTGGACTCCTCATCCAGGTGTCCAACCTGCAGGCCTCCACCACCGCCCTGAAAGATTCAATGCAGCTCAATGCTGAGCGGGATCATCGCCTGGAAGATAAACTACGGGAAGATCTCAAGGAGCTGCGAGACCTTATCGAGGCACATCATGGGCGAAAGTAAATCCGCCAAGTATTACGCCCAGAATCCCAAGGCCGCGGCCAAGAAAGCCGCCTACCAACGCAAACTCAACAAGAAGCCGGCCGTGAAGGCTGCTTCAGAAGAGCGGTGGGCAGAGCGCAAGCGGCGTGGGATCGCAGGGAAGGGAGGCAAAGACCTCTCACACACGACCGATGGCCGGATGGTCCTCGAGTCCCCAGCCAAGAACCGCGCCCGTAACGGGGCAGGGAACAATGGCATTCGGAAGCCCGTCAAGAGAAAACGCTGAACCTCTCATGCCAAGTTTGACTCCGGATCACCTTCTCCAGAGCCTCCAAGCCATGACCAGCTCCGAAGCAAAGCGCATGTGGCGTGAGTCCATCAAGGCCCACTACAACCACCGTTGCGTCTACTGCGGTTCCGATTCCAATCTCACCCTCGATCACGTCAAGCCACGATGCCGTGGGGGCCGCAACGATGCCTCCAACCTCGTGGCGGCGTGCCGAGCGTGCAACCGAAGCAAGGGATCTAGCGACGTTCTCGAGTGGTTCCTGAGCCAGCCCTTCTTCAACCCGTCCATCCTTCAGAGTCTTCCATTATGACCGCTGTTGTTCTCACTCCCGAGATTTCCACACGCAAACCGATTGAGAACGCTTCCTTTCCCTCTTTGGCTCGGCGTTCTACCACCACTGTTACGTCGCAAAACATTGTACTATCGGAGGGGATTCGAGCTGTGACGCTTCACGCCTTGGGTGCCGCCTGTCGCATTGCAATCGGCTCCGGTGCTCAAACAGCCAATGCCTCTACCGGCATCCACCTTGCTGCCAACCACAATGTAACTTTCAGCGTACCTATCAATGGTGGCGCCAACATTGCTGTGATCCGCGACATTTCTGCTGTCGCCGATGGCACCATCGAAATCACCGAACTCCGTTCCTGATTCCTGTTCTTTCGTTTCTGAAAATCTCATGTCTACTGTTCCTGCTGGCGGTTCCGCCTACGGTGCATTCCCCAGCACCACTGTGGCCGGCGCCTCGCGCACCACGGTCCAGACCCCCTTCTCCAACCAGGTGACCGCAGGCTTCGACTTCCGGAAGACCCGGAACGCGAAGCACCGCCTCAACCGCACCATCCAGACCACGGCCACCGTGGCTGTGGTGAACGCTTCCGTGGCTGTGGCCACCGATGCCATCAACACCGTCCGACAGGCTGACCGGGTGCCGGCGACCCTTGTGAATGGCAAGCGCAGCGGTCGCGTCCGTCGTGTGGCTCAGAACTCCATCGCCACTCTGGGTTCCATCACTGGCGGCACCGGTTACACCTCCGGCTCATATACCAACGTCCCCCTGGTTCGTACCACGGGCACCGGCTCCGAGCTGCTGGCCTCCGGCGCTGCGGCCAACATCACCGTGGCTAGTGGTGTCGTGACCGCCTGCACCTTGGTGGCGGCCCGCACTGGCGAAGGCTACTCCGTGGGCGATGTGCTCACCGCCGCACCTGGCTACATCGGATCCGGCACCGGATTCAGCATCCCTGTTGCTACCGTCACCGCAGGTTGAATTATGGCACCAGCAAAGAAAAAGATCACCTCCAGCGCCACTCGTTCCAAGCGTGCGGCCAAGTCCACGGCCAAGGTTTCAGGTTCCAAGCCCTCCAACCGGGCCAACCGTTCAGCGGTTTCCACCGCCAAGGTGACCTGGTCCAGTCAGACCCGCCCCTCCGGCTCCCGGGGGGTGTCCGAGAAGCCCAACCCCAAGGTCACCATGGGTGCTGGGTCTCGCATGGCTAGGGCCGCCAAAACAGCCAGAGCCGCTAGGGCACTTGGCAAGGCTGGGCCCCTCGGTGCGGTAGCCGCTGCCGGCCTCACCTCCCCGCCGGTTGCAAGCGGCACCCTCACCACAGCCATGAAGCGCGGCGACTACAAACCCAAGCAGGGTCCTGCGGTGCCTAAACGCCTGACCCAGGGTGGCATGGACGAGGGCTCGTTTGACAGCGCCTTCAAGGCCTCCCGCAATGCCAAGAAGAAGACCTTCACCTGGCGCGGCAAGAAGTACACCACCAAGATAGCCGGCGAGTAATTTCTCGGCTGCAATTTGCACTATGGGGGCCTTCGGTCCCCTTTTTTCATTCCTATGGCTATATCTCCAGAACAGCTTCAGACCAGGCTACTCTCGGATTTCTCATTCTTCCTGAGGATTCTCTGGCGACACCTTGGCCTGCCTGAACCCACCAGGGCACAGCTGGCAATGGCTCGCTACCTCCAGTATGGGGGCCCAAGGATCCAGCTTCAGATGTTCCGCGGATGCGGCAAGTCCTGGGTGACCGCAGGCTTCGTGCAGTGGACCCTCTACTGCGACGTGAATAAGAAGGTCCTGGTCGTCTCCGCATCCAAGCAGCGGGCCGACGACTTCAGCCTCTTTGTCCAGCGGTGCATCATGGACTTTCCGTTCCTGCAGCACCTCGACAACTCCGGCAAGGACAATCGATGGTCGAGGGTAGCCTTCGATGTTAAGGGAGCCGAGCCAGCCCAAAGTCCGTCAGTAAAGTCGGTGGGCATTACGAGTGCCATGACCGGCAGTCGAGACGACCTGATCATCGCTGACGACATTGAAAACCCAAGCAACTCAGCAACTGACATCCAACGGGAGAAGCTGCTGCAGCTGACGACCGAGTTCGAGTCGATCCTGGTGCCAAAGCCTACTTCGCGGATCATCTACCTGGGGACCCCCCAAAGCCTATTCACAGTCTACTCCAAGCTCGAGGTTCGGGGCTACAAAGCCCTTGTCTGGCCTGCCCGCTACCCAACCGAAGCCAACCTGAGCGCCTACGATGGGCGCCTGGCTGAAGAGCTTGAAGGGGATATTCGGGATTCGGGAATAGCAAACCTGGCCGGCCAGCCCACCGACACCCGCTTTTCCGAGCGGCTCCTGACAGAGCGGGAGGCGGTCATGGGGAAGGCCAACTTCCAGCTGCAGTTCATGATGGACACCTCGATGTCCGACCTCCTGCGATACCCCCTGCGGCTGGGTGACATCCCGGTGGTGAGCCTGGACCCCAGGAAGTGTCCCGGCACGGTGATCTGGTCCCAGGACCCAGCCAACCGGATCGGCGACCTCGAGGCCATCTCGCTGCCTGGGGACCACTGGTTCCGGCCTGCACGCCTCGGCGACGACTGGCTGGACTGGCCGGCCGACACCATCATCGCCGTCGACCCGAGTGGCCGCGGCAGAGACGAGACGGGCGTGGTGGTCCTCAGCCAGGTGGCCGGCAACATCTACCTGCGGGCCCTGCGCGGCTTCCGAGAGGGGTACTCCGACGCCACCCTGACGGCCATCCTCAAGCTGGGCCTCCAGTACGGGGCTACCATGTGCCTCGTGGAGTCCAACTTCGGCGACGGGACCGTGATCGCCCTCCTCCAGAAGCACGCCCGGGAGATGCAGGTCCCCATGACCTTCGAGGAGACCCGGGCCTTCGTCCGCAAGGAGGAGCGCATCTTGGATGCCCTCGAGCCGGTGACCACCCAGCATCGACTGATTATCGATCGGGGTGTCGTGGAATACGACCTGGCCTCGAACCATGACCTACCCCTCGAGGAGCGTCTCCAGAAGACCCTGGCCTACCAGCTCACCCGCCTCAGCCGGGACAAGGGCGCCCTGAAGCACGACGACCGGGTCGATGCCCTGGCCATGGGGGTCGCGTACTTCACCGATCGGCTCAACGTGAGCCAGTTCGAGGAGTCCAAGAAGATCTCCCAGGAGGCCTACTCGGCCATGCTGAAACAGATGGAGGAGGATCCCACTCGGTTCGTGGACGACCTGGTTCTGGGGGACATCCGGAAGAGACTGCAGGAGCGGGCACAGCGAGAGGAGCAAGCTCGCCAAAGGCCGCGGCACGGAGGCAACGTGTCGAAGCAGGTTCGGAAGGCTCTGAGAGGGGCCTAGGAGCTCCAGGAAGGGGCCTTGGGGGAGGGCCGTGCCGGATTGTACCTTGGGGACCCCTTGAGGGCCTTCTAGGGCCTTCCCTGGACCAGGGCGCTGCGCTTCTTTCTGACCACCCTTGATGGGTCGACACCCAGACCAGACATGCTCAGGGTTTTCAGAGCTTTCCACCTAAAGGGAGAACGCGAAACCGCGCCCCCCTGGAAGGCTGGGAGATGAGGGGAGAAAAGATTTTATCCTCTCTCATCCCAGCTAACATGACTGTATAGTACTATAGTTGCTATAGCTGCTAGGTGCTCCCATCTCCTTCCGTTAGAGGGTAGAGATGGCTGGACCCAGCATAACATGCTCAGAATCCTTTCTTGTGCCACTGGCACCATTGTCCCATGACCCAGATCAACCGCCAGCTGTCCCTGTGGCAGGGCCCTAATGATGTGCAGCTCCGCCTGACCGATCCCTATGGCCACATCAATAGTGTGGTCAACCTGAGCCTGGCTGAGTGCCGGCAGCTTGGCCAGGCCCTGGTCGCCCTGCATCCCATCGAAGTGATCGATGTGGAGGCCGTGGCGGTTGAGGAACCCCAGCCCGAGCCGGTGGTGGCCCAGGAAGAGCCTGCCGTTGAGCCTGAGCCTGAGGTGGAAGCCAAAGCCGTGGATACTGACTGGGCGTCCATGACCCGGGCTGAGATCCTGGCGGCGGTCAAGATCCGCTACGACGTGGTGCTCGACGACACCCTCAAGAAGGATGCCTTGATCGCCAAGGCCGTCCAGCTGGAAGCCGAGCATGACGCCTGAGCAGGCACGGAAGGTCCTAGCGGCTGCGCCGGCAGGGTCGGTCTATGCCGCTATGGCCAGGAAGGTTCTCAGGGAGGCTGCAGGGTCTGATCCCCGGCCTCCCGGGAAATCCTGGTAAAAAAATCCGTTTGGGGTACGCCTGCGGGTGGCGGCCCCAAACCCCCCCATGCCCCCTCCCCCGGCTGGCCACCTCAGCCTCACCCCCGCCAGCCCGCCCATACGAGGCCAGCGCGGCCCATGGCAGTGTATCGCAGGCTACAGCTGCAACATCTTGTAATCTACGGTGCCAGGGTGGGGAAGGGGAGGGGGATACCACGGTTCGGCGGTGGGGTTTGCGTGGTTCTGTTTGGTG